ATCCGCTTTGCGGACACGATCCTCGGGTTTCTTCTTGGCACTGTCGTTGCCACCATCCTGAACTTCTTCCTCGGCTCCAGCGCAAGCAGCAAGGAAAAGACCGAAGTTCTGGCTGCTGAACTCAAAGAACAGAAGAGGTAATTATGGCTAAGACTCCTGCATGGCAGAGAGCTGAAGGCAAGAACCCCAAGGGGGGTTTGAATGCCAAAGGCCGAGCCAGTTACAACGCAGCCAATCCGGGGAAGCCGGGTCTCAAGCCTCCGCAGCCTGAAGGCGGCAAACGCCGCGATTCCTTCTGTGCGAGGATGAAAGGCATGAAGAAGAAGCTGACTTCCGCGAAGACAGCAAATGATCCCAACAGCCGTATCAACAAATCACTGCGAGCATGGAACTGCTGACATGAAAAAAGTAAAGCGTTATAAAGATGGCGGCGAAACAGAATCTGTTTACGAACGTGCAAAACGTTTTTTGCAAAGGGAAGGTGTGACAGACGCAACCCCTGCGCTGGATGAAAAAATTCAGGCAGCAAGAAAAGCCATGCCTACTCGACCCGCTGCGCCTAAGCCGCCAGTTCGCACATCTCCTCCTGCTCCTTCAAGGCCCGCTCCTTCAGAAGCAGCACGGCGTGTGATTGAGGAAGGTCGTCGCTTAGACAAGGAACGTGCGGAAGGTTTGCGTTTTGAAAACGATATCGGACTTGATATTCCTGCGGGCCTTGACACGAAATACATGGGTACGCCAGATCGTCCACTGCGTTACGCTAAAGGCGGCAAAGTCGTTTCCGCTTCTCGCCGTGCTGACGGCATCGCACAACGTGGCAAAACTCGTGGCAAGGTGTGTTGATGGAAATGCAGCTTTGGAATACAGTCTTGACTGTAGCGCTCGGTTTGTTTGCTTGGGTCTTCAAAGAGAAGGCCGCAGAGCTTAAGCGTCTTGAGATCCTCCTGAACAAAACACGGGAGGAGGTTGCCAAAGAATATGTGACCAAGACTGAAGTGCATACCGACATCAATCGCGTGCTTGACCGACTGGATCGCCTCGAAGCAAAGATTGACGCGTTCATCAAGGACAAGCGGCATGCCGTCAACTAGCAAGAAGCAGCACAACCTGATGGCGTTGGTTGCAAACAACGCCGCCGCAGCTAAGCGCCTTGGCATCTCTCAACAAGTTGGCAAGGAATTCATGGAGGCCGATAAAGGCCGCAAATTTGCAGAGGGTGGTAACATGAAAGAATCGAAAGCCATGATGGGTAAAGAGCTGGCCTTTATGAAAAAGAAGGGCGCTCCGAAGTCCATGATCAAGCATGAGATGGCTGAAGCCAAGGGCATGAAGCATGGCGGGTTCGTGCGTGCTGCCGATGGCGTGGCGAAGAAAGGCAAAACCAAAGCCAAGCAAGTCACGATGCGCAAAGGCGGGATGTGCAAATGAGCAACACCGCTTTTCGCAAACCGACTGACCGGGAACAAGCCATACTTGATCGCGGACGCAAACTGCTCCGCGAAGGCAACATGGCAAGGGATGACTTCCTGTCCAAGCTGTCGACGACGTATCGTGCAGGCGCAAACCGAGACATGAAACTTGGCCGGGAAGAACTGGACAAAGTGCCTCTACCAGCGCGAAATTATGAAGCCTATCAAAACATGACTTACATGAAGAAGGGCGGTAAAGTCAGCTCTGCTTCCAGTCGTGCGGACGGTTGTGCAGTGAAAGGTAAGACTCGAGGTAAGTTTGTATGATGGCTTCTCGTGGTATGGGGGCAATCAGCCCTCGCAAGATGCCGAGTGCGAAGCACAAGAAGCGCCGCGATAATACGGACTTCGATCAGTACGCTGAAGGCGGGCGTGTGAACGAGGCTGGGAACTACACCAAGCCGGGGATGCGTAAGGCGTTGTTTAATCGCATCAAGGCGTCTGCCACGCAAGGCACTGCTGCAGGCCAATGGTCCGCGAGAAAAGCGCAGCTCTTGGCGAAGCAGTACAAAGCGAAGGGCGGGGGGTATCGAGATTGAAAGCGCCTCAGCAGAGTCTTAAGGCATGGACCGCTCAAAAGTGGAGAACCAAAAGTGGAAAACCGTCCTCCAAGACTGGTGAGCGCTACCTTCCTGAAGCTGCTATCAAGGCTCTCAGTCCTGCCGAGTATGCTGCTACAACCCGTGCGAAACGGGCTGGCAAGGCTCAAGGAAAGCAGTTTGTTAGCCAGCCTAAAGGTATTGCTCAAAAAACGGCGAGGTACAGATAAGTGACTACCACCGGCACCGCCAACTTTAATCTCGATGTCAACGACCTCATCGAAGAGGCGTTTGAGCGTTGCGGGCAGGAGTTGCGCACCGGCTATGACTTTCGGACTGCACGCCGCAGTTTGAACTTGTTGACCATTGAGTGGGCGAATCGCGGCATCAACCTGTGGACGATTGAGCAGGGGCAGATTCCGCTCTATCCTAATCAAGCCATCTACGCACTACCCAATGACACGATTGATCTGCTGGATCAAGTCACTCGTACGAACGCTGGTGTGGGGACCACGCAAGTCGACATCAACATCAACCGCATCAGCGAGTCCACGTACTCCACCATTCCCAACAAGTACGCCTCCGGGCGTCCGATCCAAGTCTGGGTCAACCGCCAAACAGCTGAAAGCAATACGACGACGGCAACGGTGGCAACGCAGACGGTTACTCCGGCGGCGACGACGATTTATGTTAGTGATGTCACGCAGTTCGCAGCGGCGGGGTTTGTGAGGATCGGCAACGAATTGATCAGCTACAGCAATCTGACGCAGCCGAGTCCCAGTTCGACGGCGGGCTACTTCAGCTACTGCGGGCGGGGACAACAGAACACGATTGCTGGGACGCACAATGTGGGCGCGGCCATCTCTGTAGCGCGGCCTCCGTCGATCAACATCTGGCCGCTGCCCAATCAAGGCTCGGTGGGTGACCCGTTCTACATGTTTGTGTACTGGCGGCTGCGCCGGATGCAGGACGCTGGGACGGGCACACGGACGGAAGACATTCCTTTCCGGTTGCTCAATTGCATGGTAGCTGGGCTGGCTTACTACCTGTCGATCAAGCTCCCCAATGTGACGCCGGATCGGATCGCCATGTTGAAGGCGGATTACGAACAGCAGTGGCAGTTGGCATCGGAAGAAGACCGAGACAAAGCCAATGATCGGTTTGTCCCGCGCATCGTGTCGTACAGGTGATGTATGGCGGGGCCAAAATACGCGGCTGGCAAGTACTCGATAGCGGAGTGTGATCGATGCGGTCAGCGGTATAAGTTGCAGCAGTTGCGCAAGCTGACGATCAAAACAAAGATGGTCAGCATCAAGGTGTGCCCGGAGTGCTGGGACCCAGATCAACCGCAGTTGCAGTTGGGGATGTATCCGGTCTATGATCCACAGGCAGTGCGAGAGCCGCGTCCTGATGTCAGTTATCAACAGGCGGGTACGACCGGACTTCAAATTGATCTGAGTGGTGGCACCGGCCCCAACGCAGTTGGTTATCCCAGTCCGGGCAGTCGTGACATCCAGTGGGGATGGAATCCGGTTGGCGGTGCAAGAGCGAATGACACTGGTCTGACGCCAAACAATTTGGCGCTCACAATTCAACTTGGTACAGTCACAGTAGTGACGACTTGAAGGAGTCCACGATGGACGCAAAGAAGGCGGTTCACAAACACGAACGTGCGATGCATCCCGGCAAACCGCTGACCAAAATGGCAAAAGGCGGCAAGACCAACGCGCAGATGCGCCAGCTTGGGCGGAACCGCGCCAAGATCGCCAATCAGAAAGTCTCTTCATTCAAGTACGGGGGCTGACATGGCAAAGTTCAGCATGAAGCTTTTCGGCAGAGAAATTGGTCCTGCATCGGTGTACGCACCACCGCACACCATGACGGGCAGTTCGCAGGTTGCGCTTGGCAACGGCTATGGGGCTGCACCCGCTAAAGCAAACAGCATCAATATGTCTGTGGGCAATATTGATCGCGAAGGCTACAGCCCAGCGGCTAAAACAACTGGCATCAAGATTCGTGGCACGGGTGCGGCCACCAAAGGCACGATGTCTAGAGGGCCGATGGCGTGAATTACACGCAGCTTTCTGACGCAATTGTTGCGTATACGGAAAATACGAGCAGCGATTTTGCTGCACAGATTCCGGTGTTTGTGCAGCAAGCTGAACAGCGTATTTACAACACGGTTCAGTTTCCGTCATTGCGTAAGAATGTCACCGGTACTACGTCAGCCAATGTTAAGTATTTGTCGTGCCCGGGTGATTTTTTGGCTGCGTATTCGATGGCTGTCATCGACGGCGCTGGTTTATACGAGTACTTGCTGAACAAAGATGTCAACTTCATTCGGCAGGCTTACCCGTCACCGGCTGATACAGCCATCCCAAAATACTACGCACTGTTTGGCCCCACGGTATCTGGTGTAACGATTACCAACGAGCTGTCTTTTATTCTGGGCCCAACGCCGGATGCGGCGTACACAATCGAGCTGCACTACTACTATTATCCCCAGTCCATCGTTACGGCAAGTACGAGTTGGCTTGGCGACAATTTTGATTCTGTTCTGCTCTACGGTTCTCTCGTAGAGGCGTATACGTACATGAAGGGCGAGACCGATCTTATGGCGGTCTACGACGGGAAGTATAAAGAGGCGCTTGCTCTTGCGAAACGTCTTGGCGACGGTATGGAACGTCAGGATGCTTATCGCTCCGGGCAATATAGACAACCGGTGGCGTGATGGCATTCACAGGCAACTACACCTGCAATGTGTTCAAGACGGGGCTGCTCAACGGCAGCTTCGATTTTACGTCTGGGTCTTTCTATATCGCGCTGTACACCAACAACGCTACGCTTAATGAAAACACGACCGCGTACACTTCGGTTGGTGAAGCGTCAGGCGGTAACTACGCGGCTCCCGGTCAGCTTCTGGTTGTGTCGCAGACACCGACCCTTGGAGCATCCGGAGATACAGCTTTCGTTTCTTTTGCCAATGCATCTTGGACGGGCGCGATCACCGCTCGGGGCGCGTTGATTTATAAAGCTGGCGATAACGGTGCAGTCTGCGTGTTGGATTTTGGTAACGACAAAACTTCCGTTAACACGTTCACTGTGCAATTTCCAACCGCCATCAGCACTTCCGCAATCATTCGTTTGGGGTAAATCATGGGTATCGAAAAAGCTCGGTCTACGGATGTTGTAAGAGCTGCGCTTGTTCGCGGTACAAAACCGACTGAGAAAATTAAAGCCGGTGGCGTTTTTAAGATTCAGTGTTTCAACAAGGATGGGCTCCTTAAATGGGAGGCTGAATCCAAGAATCTCGTAGTGAACGTCGGTCTGCAATACATGGCGGGTACTGCGTTGGTTAGTACCACACAGATTACTACTTGGTATATTGGTTTGTATGGTGCGGCAGCGTCTAACACCCCCGCTGCAGGAGACACTATGTCTTCGCATATTGGGTGGACAGAAAACACGACGTACAGTAACGCCAATCGCCCAACGGCTACGTTTGCTGCTGCTACGTTGGCAGACCCTTCGGTTGTCACGAACTCCGCGTCACCTGCGTCTTTCAGCATCAACGGTACTACGACGATTGGTGGTGCGTTCTTGACCTCGAACAATACTAAAGGCGGTTCCACCGGAACCCTGTTCTCCGCTGCTGACTTCCAGTCTCCGGGTGATCGAAATGTTGTGTCTGGCGATACGTTGAACGTAACGTATACTTTCTCCCTTGATGCCGCCTAATAGGCCGCTGTCATGGCACTCGTCCTTAAAGATCGGGTAAAAGAGACAACAACAACGACTAGCACTGGCACTTATACACTAGCCGGTGCTGTTACCGGCTACCAGTCGTTTTCCGTTGTTGGCAATGGCAACACGACCTATTACACGGTCACTAATGGAACTGACTGGGAAGTTGGTATTGGGACATATACAGCGTCTGGCACGACTCTTAGCCGAGATACAATTCTTGAGTCCAGCAACGCTGGTGCTGCGGTTAACTGGGGGTCAGGCAGTAAGGATGTGTTTTTAACCTATCCCGCAGAAAAGGCTGTTACTGCTGATGGTGTAAATCCGTTTACCAGCCCTGTCTTAATCGATGTCAACAGCGCATCAACCGCGTTGGAAATCAGGCAGATCGGCGCAGGCAATGCGTTGCTGGTAGAAGACTCTGCAAACCCTGACTCATCTCCTTCTGTGATTGATGCGCGGGGAAATTTAATCCTTGGGAAGACTGCTCGCTTTTCAGTCATCGATAACAAGTTTGAGGTACATAGCACAGGCTCGGAAACACTTGGGCTAGCTCCGTCTGCTGCGTTTTACAACTGGAGCGCCACCGCTTCACATTCATCGTATTTGTCGTTTTTCCATTACCCGTCAGGAGTTGTCGGGACAACAACTACTGCAAATGCTTCCGGCGATGCGCTTGGCAGAATCAGATGGTACACACAGAATGGTGCTGGGAGTGTTTTTGCAGCAACTATTGCAGGGACAACTGCCAGCGATCTGGTTAGTGTCAACCTGACTTACACGGCAAACTCTCATTCTTTCAGCGGAGCAATCACATCTGGGACATGGAACGGGTCAGCGATTGGGATTGCTTACGGTGGCACAGGGCAGACCACACAGACCGCTGCTTTTGATGCGCTATCCCCGGCGACCACCAAAGGCGATCTAATTGTTGACAACGGGACAAACAATGTCCGTCTGCCTGTTGGGACAAATGGTCATGTCCTGACCGCTGATTCAACGGTAACAGAAGGCTTAAAGTGGGCCGCTGCTGGTGGCATTTCTAGCGCAAACATTCAAGAGTTTACGAGTGCTGGCACATCAACTTGGACAAAGCCAGCCGGGGCCAAAATGGTCTATGTGTTGGTGTTTGGCGGTGGTGGTGGCGGTGGTGCTGGTAGGAGGCGAGGCACTGCGAACGTAGCTACTGCTGGTTGTGGTGGTGGTGCTGGCGGCGGCCCCGGAGGTCGAACTGATCTGTTCATTGCTGCATCACTGCTCGGAGCAACCGAGACTGTGACAGTCGGCGGCGGCGGGACAGGCGGCGCAGCAAGGACTATTGACGACACAAGCGGTCAATCAGGATTTAATGGGAATAATTCAAGTTTTGGTAGTTGGGTTGTAGCCAGAAGTGGTGATGGTGGTACTGGCGGTGGAACATCGACAAGTAGTGGTGGCGCTGGTGGCGGCAACTTGAATGTGAATGCAACGGGAAGCACTTCTTACGGGAATTCTGGTGGTAATGGAAACACAACAAATGGAACCGCTGGCAGCAGAGCCGGATACGGAGCAGGTGGTGGCGGTGGCGGTGGTGGAAATAATGCTGGAAATACGAGCCAAAACTCTGGTAGTGCTGGCGGTTTAGGTGGTTCAATCAATTCCAGTTCAACAGCGACGACTGGTGGTGGCGGGGCTGGCGGATTTGCTGGCGGTGCTGGTGGTGCTGGTGGCGCGGCAACGACGTATTTTTTTGGTGGTTCCGGTGGTGGTGGAGGATCATCGAATTCTGCCGGTGCTGCTGGTGCTGGTGGTGCTGGAGGATTCCCTGGTGGTGGTGGCGGCGGCGGCGGTGCTGGTGGTAGTAGCACCAACAGCGGTGCTGGTGGCAATGGCGCGGATGGGTATGTCATCGTTATCACGTTCTTCTAAAAGTTGTCATGCGAAAACAATTCTTGTTAAACCCTGATGGGTCGATCCCGCAAAACGTCAATGTTGCCGCTCTGGAAGAGGCGGGTATTCCGTTGGTCATGCCGACAGAGATGCCCAGGTCAACCGACATGATTGCGGTCGAGCAAGATCCGCAACAAGACGAGCATGGAGTCTGGAGGCAAGTGTGGACGCTTGAGCCAACACCTGAGCCTGTTGCGCCGGAGCCTGTGGCAGATCCGCTTGCCGCTCTGACACTTGAGCAAAAGCAGGCATTGATTGCGCTACTCAACGCACAGCCTGACATAGCTGAATAGCAGACAGTTAAATGTTTGGCTTTGGCTCATTCGCAGAGTTTCCGTTCTCGGCGCTCCCAGAGGGAGTTATAAACGTTTTTGTTTCTGAAAGCGCTACAGGTTCAGATAGTACGGCTGTTGGCGCGTCAATTTTTAACGCCGCATTAAATGAGAGTCTTACCGCTGCAGATCTGTTGGCAGCGGCCACTGACTTAGGGGTGAGTATTACAGAGAGTGCGTTGGTTTTAGATACCTTTTTGGTTGCGCCAAGTACCTTCAATGCGCCATTCTCGGACTCGGTGACAGCATCAGATAGCGATGTGGGGTTCATTACGTTCCCTGCCACGATCTCTGAATCCGCGACCGGGACGGACACGGACGTTGGCTTTATCACGTTCCCAGCGTCCATCAGCGAAACATCAACTGCCTCTGAAACGATGACAGTGCGGGCAGTCTTTGGGTCATCAGTTACAGAGTCGGTCTTGGCGTTGGATGCCACAGCGGTTGCGCCGAGTATCTTCAATGTGGTGGTGCCGGAGTCTGCTGTAGCACAGGATTCAGTCAATTCGTTGGCGATCTTCTCGACCTCTTTCGCTGACACCGTGACGGTGATAGACTTGGCTGTCGGAGCATTTCTCTGGAATTTGATTGACGATGCTCAGCCGGGAAACTGGCAACCAATCGCTACGAACACCTCCCCCGGATGGCAAAACGTCAACACGGCGCAGTCTGGCAACTGGCAAGTCATTCCGACAAACGTTTCACCGGGGTGGCAAGATATAAATACTGATCAGTCTGGCAACTGGCAAAACGTCGATACGGTCTAAGGAATAACTCATGCCCACCCAATACACGACCCTTCTTGGCTTAGCCAAACCTGTTACGGGCGAACTTCCCGGCACGTGGGGAGCTACGGTCAATAGCTACCTGACGGACTACATTGATTCGGCGGTTGCGGGAGCACAAGTGATCAGCGGCTCTCAAACAGCTGTCACGCTCTCAACAACGAACGGCAGTTCGCTGGTGCAGGCAGGCGTCACTTCTTCCGGTTCGTCGCAGTACGCCATCATCCGTTGCACCGGTAATCCAGCGGGGTTGTTGACGATTACTGCGCCTGCTGCCAGCAAGGCGTATCTCATTATCAACGCCACCTCCACAAGTCAGAGCGTCAAGCTTGTGGGCGCGGGTCCGACTACGGGTGTGACTGTTGCAGCCAGTCGCGCAGCGTTGGTCGCTTGGAACGGTTCTGATTTTGCATTGATCGCGACGACGGACGTTTCTCAGTTGAGCGGTACGCTGGCGGTGGCGAACGGAGGTACTGGAGTTACATCTTCTACAGGAACTGGCTCCGTAGTTCTCTCTACTTCACCTGTGTTAACCACTCCTAATCTGGGAACGCCTTCTGCTGCTACGCTTTCAAACGCAACGGGTTTGCCAATTGATGGCGGTACGACTGGAACACTTCCCGTTAACCGTGGCGGTACTGGGGCAACTGCTTTTTCTTCTGGACAGTTTCTTAAAGGTGCCGGTACCGGTGCGGTTATTACTGCGGCCACAGTATCTCTTGCGTCAGAAGTTACTGGAACCCTGCTAATTGCTAACGGTGGCACTGGTCAGACTACTGCGCTCGCAGCATTTGATGCGCTTAAACAAGCTTCGACTACGACGTATGTTGGCGCGGTTGAATTAGCAACAACTGCGGAAGTTCAAACCGGAACTGATACGACAAGGGCAATCACTCCTGACGCTCTGCGGCAAGGAGCGTTGGTTCGCGGCACTGCTCAGTCAACTACGTTTGGAACAGTCAAGGAATTCACCGGCATTCCATCATGGGTAAAACGAATTACGGTTATGTTTTCTGGGGTAAGCGTTACTGGCACAGATTCAGTTCTTGTACAGCTAGGTTATAGTGCTGGTTATCTGACATCAGGATATGTTTCATCCGCTGTGGGTACAAATGGAACTGGCGGTGGCACGGCTTCATCAACTTTTGGTTTTATTATAAGAGCGGCGGGTGCTACAGGAACTCTAAGTGGGCATATGCTTATCACTAATATAACGTCTACTTCATGGGTCTCCTCACATACACTAAAAACAGATAATTCGGGTGTCGTTAATATTGGCGGTGGCGATGTTGTTGCATTGGGCGGGGCTTTAGATAGAATTAGACTCACACTTAGTGGGAGTGACACGTTTGACGCTGGAACTGTAAACATTATTTACGAGTGAGCCATGCCACTCAAAAAAATCGTTTTCAAAGCCGGTATTAACAGGGAAAACACCCGCTATACCACCGAAGGTGGATGGTATGACGGGGATAAGATTCGTTTTCGTCAAGGTAATCCCGAGACAATTGGCGGCTGGGTGCCATATTCGTTGAACACCTTTCAAGGTGTTTGTCGATCCATGAACGCATGGGTGACGCTGAACAATGAGAGTTTGATCGGGCTTGGCACCAATCTTAAGTTCTATCTCGAAAACGGTGGCGCTTATTACGACATTACGCCGATTCGTGAGACGGCTACACTGAATAATCCGTTTGCGCTTACGGCGTCTACGACGGTTACTGTTACCGATACAAACCACGGCTGCGCCACTGGCGATTTTGTGACGTTCAGCGGTGCCGTTAATATTGGCGGTGGCGGCACGAACGTGACGGCTGCTGTGCTCAACCAAGAATTCCAAGTCACTGTCGTCGACGCCAACACCTACACAATCACAATCTCAGTCACGCCCAATGCGACGGCAATCGCTGGCTCTCCGGGTGGTGGTGCGGCAGTTGTTGCTGCTTATCAACTCAATGTCGGGCCTGCGTTTGCCGTGCCGTTGACGGGTTGGGGTGCAGGTGCGTGGAATCAAACGGGAAGTACGTGGGGAAACACCACCTCAACGACACAGACAATTATCCGTCAGTGGAACCAACAGAACTACGGTGAAGACTTGGTGTTTGGTCCCCGTGGTGGCGGGCTTTATTACTGGGACGCCACAAGCGGGTTGGCTGCACGCGGTGTTTTGCTAAACACCTTGGGCGGCACGGTGACATTCACGACTGCCAGCCCTACTGTAGTTACGCTGACTAAAGTTTTGACGGAGGGGACGGCGGTTCAGTTTTCTGTTTCTTCTGGCGGTACGCTGCCAACTGGCATTAGCGCGTCAACGACATACTATCTGTTCAACGTCACCGGACTTACGGCCAATCTGATTGACGCTAACGGCGTCTTGATCAATGTGACCGGCGCAGGCAGTGGCACATTTTCTATCTCGCTGCTGCTTGATGTACCAACCATCCAGAATTACATCCTTGTGTCAGATGTCAGTCGCTTTGTGTTGACGTTTGGTTGCAACGACTATGGCGCATCTACCATTGACCCGATGTTGATCCGTTGGTCCGATCAAGACAATGTTTTTGAGTGGACGCCTGACGCGACAAATCAAGCCGGTTCTATTCGGTTATCGCACGGGTCTGAAATCATTATGGCGATTCAAACGCGGCAAGAGATTGTCGTGCTTACTGACTCGAGTGTTTACAGCTTGCAGTATCTTGGCCCGCCTGTAGTCTGGGGAACGCAGATTCTAGGCGATAACATTTCAATTGCAGGACAGAACGCTGCAGTTATCGCCTCCGGTGTTATTTACTGGATGGGCGTGGACAAGTTCTACGCCTATGATGGACGGGTACAGACGCTCAACTGTGACGTGCGTCGTTATGTCTTTAACGACTTCAATATTGCCCAGCGTGCACAGGTGTTTGCAGGCACCAACGAGGCGTTCAACGAAGTCTGGTGGTTGTACTGTTCGTCCGGAGCTAGCTATCCTGATCGCTACGTAATCTACAACTATCTCGAGCGGGTGTGGTATTACGGTACTTTGAGTCGGTCGGCTTGGATAGATTCCGGACTGCTCAATTACCCGTTGGCGACAACTTACAACACGGCGACACAGACTGGGCGGCTGATCGCACACGAGAACGGGATCAACGACAACACCGAAGGCATTAACAACGCGCTCAACGCTAACATCGCATCTTCTGAGTTTGATATTGGTGACGGACACAATTTTGGATTTGTGTGGCGAGTGCTGCCGGATTTGACGTTTAGCAACTCGAGCAATTCACCAACCAACCTTAGCCCTCGTGTCACGATGACTTTGCGGGCGCTCTACAATTCCGGTTCCGGACAGATCGACTCGGCTAGTGGTGTAGTCGCAAAAGGTACGTCCTACGTCGTCACTGAAGAGTTCACAGGACAGATTTTTACCCGTGTACGCGGTCGTCAGATGATTTTTGAGATTACGTCTGATCAGATCAACACTTGCTGGCAGCTGGGAGCACCGCGAATTGACATCAAACCGGATGGCAGACGATGAGTTTTATAGTCACAACTGATTATGACATTGATAACATCGCTGCACCCAACCTGCCGCTGGCTCCAGCGCAATGGGACCGGACGTTTCACGATCAGTACAGCAATGTGCTGCGGCTTTATTTCAACCGGCTGGACAACTTCATAGCACGACTCATGGCAACCGCATCCCCACTGTCAGTGACCGGCACCGTTGGATTACCAGCCACGTATCTTGATGCATTTGGGCGGCAACGTGTCAGTGAGCCGTTTACACTGTTTGATTCCCAAAACAGATATGCAGCCGACAATCAGTTTGATGTTGCTACAACCGGTACGGGCATAACCACCTTCTTGCCTAATGAAGCAGCGGTAAAGATGGAGGTTACAAGCGGCGGGACTGGATCGGTTACCCGTCAGTCCTTTCGTTCGTTCCCGTATCAGCCGGGTAAAGGGCTGCTGGTCCTCGCCACGTTTGTGATGGATGCAAGCACCGACGTCAATTTGACGCAGCAAGTCGGCTATTTCAATGACCAGAACGGCGTGTTTTTCCAGCGCAATGGCACGACAAACTCATTTGTTCTTCGCTCGTTTGTCACGGGTTCAATCAGTAATGCTCGTACCGTCACTCAAGCAAATTGGAATGGTGACAAGTTAGATGGAACCGGGGCTAGTGGTTTAACCCTTGATACAAGCAAATCACAGATCCTGTGGATGGATTTTGAATGGCTTGGGGTTGGTTCAGTGCGGTGTGGCTTCATCATCAACGGGCAGTACATTACTTGCCACACCTTTAACAATGCCAACCTGATTGCAAATGTTTACATGACCACGGCAATTTTGCCGGTGCGTTATCGGATCAGCAGTGTCACTGCGGCTGTCGCAGCATCCATGAAATCCATTTGCTGCACCGTCATCTCTGAAGGCGGTTTTGAACAGACATCGATTGACCATGTGGCCCGTCGCACGACAGTTTTGACCACTATTGGCACTACCTTTTTGCCGCTGGTGTCCATTCGTTTGGCTTCGGGGCGGACTGGGGCGGTGGTCATCCCAAACCGGGTTCAGGTTTTGCCAACGACCAGCCAAAACTATGAAGTTGCTCTGATTAAGAACCCGACGTTAACCGGGGCAACTTGGGCCTCTACGGTTCCTTCTGATTCCAACGTAGAATTTGATGTTGCCGCCACGGCAACGACAGGTGGCACGATTGTACAAACAGACTATGTCACCTCAACTGGCAGCGGTGGCACAAGTGGTACTAGCTTTGCTGCAGCGTACAACTTTGATTTACAACTTGGTGCGTCAATTGGTGGAACGAGCGACATTTATACGGTTGTCATTCGCACGGTCTCTGGTGCTACGACTGGCGATGCTGTCGGGTCACTGTCGTTCTATGATTTGACGCAATAAGATCTTTGTATCGGCTCCCCTAGAGTGATACGATTCTGTAAAAGGAGCATCTCATGGCTGGAATGGGTGTTGGTGAAGCTGCGCTGTTGAGTGCGGCTCTTGGCGGTGGCACGTCAGCCATTCAAGGAAAAGATCCGCTCAAAGGGGCAGTCCTTGGTGCTCTTGGCGGGGCTGCGCTGGGTGGGATTGGCAGTGCGCTGGGGGGTGCTGGTGGTGCAGCGGGAGCTGAGGCAGCGACTGCTCTTGGTTCTGGGCTGAGCGCAGCACCTTCGTTGGGTGCTGCAGGATTGTCGTCCGGACTTGGCAGTGCGGCAGGAATGGGGCTTTCCGCTACGCCCGGTGCTGCTGCCGGGTTTGGGCTGGGCGGTGCTGAAGCGGCGTCCGTGCTTGGTTCTGGCCTTACGGCTTCAGCACCCACCGCTGCTGGACTTACGACCACGGGACTCGGGGCGACGACTTCTGCGGCCCCCAGTCTTTTAAGCAGCCCCACTGCATGGTGGCAAAGCCTGACGCCAACGCAGAAGATGCTCTACGGTGGTGGTGCGGGTTTGGGATTGATGGCGCTGAGCAATCGTGGTCCAAACATGCCCGGACAGGAGCCTTACACCGGCCCCCTCTCGCGTTTCCGGTACAACCCCGATTTGTACCGCCCAGCTTTCCAAATGGCTAGTGGCGGCATTGCGGATCTTGGCGGTGAACTGCCAAAAAACAACCCGACGCCAACGGTCATGTCCATGAACGCGGGCGGCATCTCGGATCTTGGCTCCTACTCTGATGGTGGCAGGATGCTTAAAGGTCCGGGTGATGGTATGTCCGACAACATCCCGGCTACAATTGCGGGAAAGCGCCCTGCTCGCCTAGCCGACGGTGAGTTTGTTGTTCCAGCAGATGTTGTGTCGCATCTTGGGAACGGCTCGACTGACGCTGGAGCCAAACAGCTGTACGCCATGATGGACCGTGTTCGTAGCAAACGTACCGGTACGAAGAAACAAGGGCGTCAGATCAACCCTGAAAAACTCATGCCCGCGTAAGGAGCACGTCATGTCTGGTGGTGGAATGAGTGCAGGACCGCAGCAGGGCTCACAAGGAGCCTATCAACCAACTGGATTTGGTAGTGTGCGCGGGTATCGTAGCCCTTTTAGCGGTTTTCCCGGCGGCGGTTATGACAGTGGCATGATGCAGGCCCAGCCCGGTGGCGGCGGGTCTATGGTTACCCCACCTAGCGGCGACGTGTCGGCAGGTGGCAGCATGGCTCGCCCAACGGGAGCTACACCTCCTTCTGGATACCGCCCAATGGGTGGTGCCGATCAGTTCTACCAACCGGTTTATCAGCCGCAGTATATGAACTACGGGGGGTTTGGCGGTCCCTTCGGAGGCTTTGGCGGCTACGGTAGCCCCTTTGGTGGCTACGGCGGTTTTGGTGGCTACGGCGGTTTTGGCGGCTACGGTAGCCCCTTTGGCGGCTATGGCGGTGGTGGCGGTTTTGATCGCGGGATAGACAATCGTGGCTCTCTCAGCGTTGGTGGCGGGGACTATAGCGGTTACGGCGGGCCACGCGGTATTGGTGCGCTTTGGTCGCAGCCTTCCAACCCCTATAAACCGGTCAACTTTAATCCTCCACCCGCCACTTCTGTCCCTGATGACTCTGCTTCATACACAACTGCTGCTAAAGGCGGCATCATGCGTCTGCTTAAAAAATGAGCATGCGCATTCGCACTGTCGATAACGCGTACGTCAATCAGACGTGGCCGCTGGTTGAGCCGTTCATTGCAGAGGCGATGCAAAAAGGCGGCGACTTTCCCGCTTGGGCTGAGAACTACACCGTCGAGCATATTCAGGTATTTGTAACGACTGGAACATGGCTGCTGATTGTTGCAGTAGATGAGGAAGAGAAGATCAAGGGCGCGTGCACTGTTTCCTTTATCAACTACCCCCTGCACCGTGTTGCGTTCGTCACCGCCATCGGCGGCAAACTCATCTCTAATCAAGAGACGTTTGCCCAGCTCAAGGCGATTTTGAAAGCGTACGGGGCAACGAAGATTCAAGGTTACGGACGTGACGCAATTGTTCGTCTGTGGAGCCGCTATCATTTTGAGCCGAGGAATACCTTGGTCGAGGTGCTGATATGAACTACTCCCGCCGACAACTCTACGCTCTTGGAGAGCCGCTTGGAGATGCCGCCACTTACAAAGCTGGCGGCAAAGTTGTTTATGGTAGTGGTGGCGGTGGAGGCGGACCCTCCCAACAAACAATCACGCAGTCCAATATTCCGGACTGGCTGCGTTCGCCAGTCGAGACTGTTCTCGGCGGTGCGATGCAGGAGATGTTCCGGACGCAGCCCGGAGAAGGCGGCAAGATTGATATAACGGGCGTCAAGCCCTACGTCCCTTACAGCGCCAATCCTGCAGACTACGTGGCTGGGTTCAACCCCATGCAACAGCAGGCAATGTACGGTGCCGCTAACCTGCAAGTGCCGGGTCAGTACGCTGATGCCACGAGGATGGCAGGGATCTCTGGATTTGGTGGGCTCGGCACTGCCGGGACTGCGCAGAATTACGCCGCGCAGCAAGCCGGTGCGGGTGGTGACTATGCACGGATGGCGACGGACCCGTCGTCTATGCAAGCCTATATGTCTCCGTATATGCAGAATGTCGTCGACGTTCAGCAGCAAGCCGCACAGCGGCAAGCGGACATTACCAATCAGGCGATGCAGGCAAAGTTTGCTCAGAGCGGTGCCTTTGGTGGTGCGCGGCAAGGTATCCAGCAGGCGCAGGCTGCTGCGGATCTGGCTCGTCAGAAGCAGGGAATTCAGGCTACGGGTCTGCAGCAGGCATTCCAAAACGCACAACAAGCGCAGCAGTTTGGGGCCAATCTCGGGTTGCAAGGTCTTTCTGGAGCACAACAAGGGCTTCAAACTGCGTTGGGCGGCTATAACCTGCTTGGTCAGCAGGCAGGTATGCTCGGTAATCTTGGCACGCAAGAGCTCGCCGCTCGTCAAGGCATCATTGGCACGCAGGCCCAGATGGGCGGGATGGAGCAGCAACAGCAGCAGAACATCATCAATCAAGCGATTCAGAACTACGCACAGGCGCAGCAGTACCCGCTGCAGACCTTCAACGCCTACAACGCGCTGCTTCGTGGTTACGCAATGCCGGGGCAAACTGCGACAACATATCAGGCTGCGCCTAGCCTGCCGTCTCAGCTCGCTGGGTTGGGCATGGGTGCATACGGCGTCTCGCAGTTGATGAAGAAAAAAGGCGGCACCGTCAAGGCGATGGCTGAGGGTGGTGTGTCGGAGATCGACGACAAAGTACGGAACAATCCGACTAAGTACTCCGAAGACCAGATCAAGCGCAGCGCGGCTAACGAAGTGATCGATCCGCAGACTGCGGCGATGGCGCTGGCTGAGATTGCTCGTGCTCGGAAAGCCGCTGCCGGGATCAACATGCTGCCATCGGGACTGCCTGCACAGGGCTTTGCTCCGGGCGGCATCGTCGCGTTTGAGGACGGCGGCAAGGTTGAGCGGTATCAGAATCAGGGGTTGGTTGCTCCGCCCGCTACGCCAATTGGCCGGTGGTGGGAAAGAACGGCAAGTGATTTTGCAAAAAAACAAGAAGAAAATCGTTTGCGTGACATGTTGCGTTCGCACTATCAGCAGGTGGCAGCGCCACAAGGTTTGTTTTTACCAGTAAGTGACGCAGAGCGTGCTGCTGCTAAACGCCTCATGGACGAGTTGCCCAACATGTCTGTTGAGCAAATGCGACGTTTGGCCCAGTTTGATCCGGGCTCAGATCTTGGCATGCCGCGTCTTGGTCGTGAAGGTTTGGCAGAAATTCCACGGGTATTAAATCTTGAGCCCAGCGCAGCGCAAGCTGAAGCGGCTAGCCCCTCGTTGACCGCAGCACCAACAGCATCAACAGCACAGCTTGCTCCTCGTGGTGCGCAACCCGCGCCTGTCGGGACCGATGCGTACAACTTTGATCCTCGGGTTTCTGGCGGGGCCGCGCCTGCTCCCGCTGGCGGCGTTGCTACCCTGCCTCAAACAGTCATGTCTCCGGAAGATATTCTGGCTATGGCGACCAAAACTGGAAAAGCAGCGGTGTCGCAGCCCGGGATGACGCCGCAAGAAATTCTGGCGATGGCGACCAATGCTGGAAAAGAAGCGGTGCCTACTGGGCTGGCCGGAGCGGGATTGGAGCGATTGACGCCAGAAAATCTCCGGCAACTTACGCAAGCAAGCATGCCCCAAGGTGCTGCAGCGTACCAATCAGAGCTCACACCGATGCAAGAGCGGCTGGCTCAGCAAACTCGGGAAGCTGCGGAGGCTGGTCGGGAAGAGAGCAAAGATATCTTGGCGCGGTTGGACAAGCTCCGTTCCTCACAAGAAGCGCGGTACACCGCCAAAGCTAAAGATCTGGAAACAGATCGTAGTCGCGCTATCGGTATCGCGTTCCTCGAGGCAGCTCAAGCCATGACGCAACCCGGGCAGTCATTCTTGCAAGGGCTGACGCGTAGTGCTGCCGCAGGCGGTAAACGCCTGATGGAAGATCGTGAACGGTTGGATGCAAAGGCAGACAAGCTGGCTGATGCGCTGGAGCGTGTGGACGAGGCCCGTCTGGGTGATCGTCGAGAGCGTAACGCCTCTGAGACGCAGTACCGGAACGCAATCCTTGGAGTGGAGCGCGAGTTGGTCAATAATGCGCAGACCAACTACAACATGAATAGAAGCGAAGCTCGAGACTTTGTAAAGATGATTGTTGATCAGCAAACGCAAGCGGCAGGGCTTGATATTCAACGTCGGAAGTTGGAACTTGATGCTATGCAAGGTGCTGCACGAAATGCGCTTGATGCTGTTCAAGCGGGCGCTGCTCTTCGGAAGTTGGAAGTTGATGCCGAGCAAGGTGCTGTACGGAATGCGATTGGGGCGGTTCAAGCGAGCGCTGCTTTGCAACAAAGCGGAAAAAATCCGCAGCTTGATATTTACACCGTTTTGGGTAAAGGCGATCCGATTGCCGGGTATCGGTTTGCTCAAGATGAAAAGTTTGATGTACGTACATTGTTTGGTCGATACCTCGCACAACGAGATGAACTTGCAGCTAAATACCCAATGGCGCAGCTCCCACCCGCTCTAAATTTCCTGCAGTTCAAGGCAACATTTGAGCCCACAACCGTGGAGCGCGTACCCAGTGGTGCCCGTGTGTTTGAGTAAGGACTGTCATGGCATACATCGCACTTCCGAGTGGCGCATTCACTAAAATTCGTGAAGGTGAAACCGAGCAAGATGCTTGGTTACGTGCGCAAAAAGAACACCCAAACGAATTTACTCTGACCCCTACCAAACCTGAGAAACAGCCCGAAGGTGGGTTTGGTCCAGCGTTCAGAGCGGGTTTGGCGCGGTTGGGAGGTGAAACCGCACTGACGGCTGGGAAGCTGGGCATCCTCGATCTGCCCCGAGCGGAAGAGCTGTACAGCCTCCAGCAGAAAAAAGCTGAGCAGATCTTCAAGCCTGCTGAAGGCGGCTGGACTGAATCGCCGTGGCAGAAGTTCAAAGAGGTTGCTGGTGGTTCAGCGGCTTACATGCTTGCGCCTGCTGCCGCTGCGTTAGCGGGGGCTGCGGCTCCTGTGAGTGTGCCGGTCATTGGCACAGCCGGTTTGGCGGCGGGTCTTGCGAGTCTTGGGCAGTTCACCGGCTCCAACATTGCCGCGCAGATGGCCGAGGGTAAGACGCTGGAGCAGGCCAGTGGTGCGACCGCTGCTGTTGCTGCCGTGCCTCAAGCTGCGCTTGATGTGCTGAGCTTCCGGATGATTCCCGGACTGCAACGCTTCTTTGGTGCAACTGGCAAAGAGATCACGGAGGCGCAAGCCAAGGCACTGGCTGAGCAGACGCTCAAGCAAAAGGTTGGCGATTACGCTGTCGCTACCGGCAGGACAATGGGCGTCGAAGGTGTCACGGAGGTGGCGCAGGATGTCATCGAAAAGCTGCAGGCTGGCGCTGAGATTGCCGATCCCAAAGCGCGGGAAGACTACCTTGAGAGCTTGATCGGTGGTGCGGCGCTTGCTGCGGTGCTCGGCCCTCTTGGTCGTGGCTTGGAGCGACGGCAGATCGGTGCGCGTGGTCAGGAGCTTGAAAAAGAACGGTTGGCTGCGGAAGCTGCCGCCCGTGAGAAAGCGCAGCAAGAAGCGTTGGCTGCACAGACTGAGTTTCGGCTTGCCCCGCCTGAAGGTCCGATGGGACCGTTCTTACCTGCAGATACTCAGACACAGCGTATCCAAGCGCGTCTCTCTGAGATCGAGAACGAGGTTGCTGCAGCGCGTCAAGCAAAGGACATGGATGCGCTCCTTAACTTGATGCGTGAACGCAATACGCTTGAGGCACAGGCTGAAGAGTTGGCTCCGGAACAGACCGCCTTTGAGCGCCGTCGTGGG